ATCAAGGTTGCCCTCTAGCGAACTATCCCCGTCAATGATCGGGTTCTGAATGTTCGCGCCAACAATCGTCTTGTTCGTGAGCGTCTGCGTGTCAGTCGTGCCGACAACGGCGGAGCCAAGCTCCAAGCCGTGAACGTTCTCGCTGGATGACCTGTGGATGTCTCCCTCACGGAAGTCCCGAGCAGAAGTGCCGTGCTCCACGGTCGCTCCGGAGGCGTGAGCGACGGCAGTAGTGCCGTCAATGCCTCGCGTGACCGTGAACGTAGATCCCGAGCCACCTGTTACCTCGACGACTTCCTCGTCAATGTTGTCCCTGTCAAGGATGATTGTGAACGGATAGGTCACGGGATAACCCGTAGCCTCCGCCACAATCAGTTGAGTAGCGGCCGCGTCCACAGGATCAACGAGGATCGTCTTTCGGGCTGTCGAACTGTAATAACGTGTTTGCGCCATGACTACCTCTCGTAGTGGCTTCGGATCGGGTTCTCAACTTGCTGCTGGCGACGAACCTCCATCAGCCTGTTCTGGTAAAGACCAAGGATGTATTTGCCAAGACGCTCGCTTGCACCAACAGGGCGCATGTTGGCTGCAAAGTCGGCCTGGGCCGACAGGCCGGAGAGCATCGGAGTCTCCACGTTGGGAACGAGTCGGTAAGACGCGCCTAGCCGCACCAAGTCCTCCGCTGCACTAGGCAGCCCCGTCTCCGTGAAGTCAGCCTCGTCGTCCGTGACAATCATTGGCGGGCCGCTTGTGCGAACTCGAATGCGATAGCCAGGAACGGGGCGGTCGTAGATACTGATTTGCGGGCCGTCTGGGTGGTAGGCGTGCAGCTCGTAACGGCGCGAGGGTAGCCACTCCAGCGACGGCCCTACCGTCTGGAAGTCCACTTTTAGAACCGTGCGAGCGTTCGCCGCTTCCAGGGCGTAGTTTGTGACTACCGCCTCGGACACCAACTCCTCGTCAAAGACCGCGTACACATCTGGGTACAGAGCGAGGATGGCGTCCTGTACGGCCTGCTTGACTGTATGGCGTGGGAACTGCGGCGAGGCTGCGATCCGCACGCCGGCCGCATGAGCGGACGCTTCGGTTCCACGGAATCCTCGACCGTATGGCGGCAGAGTGATCGTGTTGTTCGTGCGGTCTACGACGTCCACCTGGATGATCTCGTCGCCGATCTCAGCGATCCCTCGGGTGATGGCCGTAGCATCCGCGACGCTAAACGTCAGGCCATCCGCGTCCAGGTTCTCCGTCAGGTAGGTCGCCCGATCCTGTTGGCTTGTGAAGCCGCTCAGATACAGGATGGTGCTGTCGATCAGTTGTCCGATCGTGCTCATGCTCCCGCCTCCTGTAATGCCTTGCGCGCGTCTGCTCCGCTGGATGACTCAGGGGACAGTCCGATGGAGCGCGCGTATGCGTAGTCGTTCAAGTCCTTGGTGAACTTTGCTGTGGTCGAGCCGTTGATCGTGGGCGACGCCGCCCGCAGGCACTCGGCATACGAGTCGTGATCCTTGGTCTTGCAGCCTTCTCTACACATCCCATTCCTTGATGTATTCGCCGTAGCCCGCGTTCGTAATCGCAGTCACTTGTTCGTCAGAAAGTTCTTCGTAATGCCCGCCGAGGAAAAACATCTCGGCCTTGTTCAAGTCTGTTTGCTTGGGGTTCTGTGTGAAGATGCCGGAGCCGTCTTTCATTATCAGAAGTGAGAAGGGCGTCTTGACGCGGATCATGCGACCAAACAATCGGTCAGTCGCGTAGGTGACCAGCGTGTACGGCAACTCCAGTAATTTCACAAATCCTCCAGAAAGCGGGGGAGGGGCCGACCGGAGCCGACCCCTCCCACTCGTCGATGGCTCAGACGCCAGCGATGGACGAGGTGGATGTGATCTTCCACATCGCCTCGGGGCGGTACAAGGCCCACCCCAAAATTCCCGTCCAACCGACCGGACGCATACGAGCTAGGCGATCGACAACCGGCCCCAAAACGGCGTGGGGTTCGACTGCGACTGCCTCGGCAAGTGCCTGACGGCCGAGAACGAACGTGCTGTAAGCCGTGTCCGACCCGTCCAGTTCCACGCCTTCGGCAACAACCGCACGGTTGCTTTCGATGACCTCAGTACCACCATATGTACCGATCATCTGCGTCAGGATGTGCTGCTCGGGGCCTCCGTACTTACGGATGTCCTCAAAGGTGTTCGGGCCTTCCGCGTTGCGGAGGTCGAACGCCACATCGGGATGGATGACCGTGGTGTAGAGAGTGCCGTTCCGAGGAACAACATTGTCGCCACGCAGTTTCGCAACTGCGGTACGAATCTCCGTACCCGTGATCGGCCCACCAGCGTCGAGGACGTTGGTGGTGGAGTCAAGAACGCCAGCGACGATCTTGTCCATCGAATCGGCCATGTTGTAGGCCAGGATGTTTCCGATGCCGCTCTCGATCTCGGCAAAGGCAGTCTCCTTGCTGTAACGAGTATTGACAACGGAGTTGCCGTACTCGCGCAAGATGACCGACACCTGATCGACGTCATCCAGCGTTGCAGCCTCGACGTCAGTCGTCTCAGCCAACGGAGTCGTCGCCGCGGGGAGATCGTTGTAGAGCGAGAACGTAACCGCGTATCCAGGCATGGCCTGTTGCACAGGTTTCTTGTCAGCGAAAGACCGCATGAGAACCTGTGAGCGGAGAGCGAACTCAACGTAACGATCGTAGGCCCGCTGGACGAGCTGGTCGTAAGCCCCGCCGGGGCCGCCTTCAACGTAGGTTGAGGAAACCGCCAACGGAGTCGTTGGTGTTGCTCCGGAGTTGGTTCCGGAGTTCACGATGTAATCTGCCATGAGTTGCACCCCCTTCCAAGGGTGTAGTAGTTGTGTTTACGCTGACTGGCCGTGCTTGTTCCCGAATAGAACCTCGTTCAGTTCCTCCTCGGAGTTAGCCGACTGGATGCGAGAGAGAAGATCGCCGGGGTCGTGTGCCTCGGAAACGTTCCCTAATTTCGCCATGCGAGATGCGGCCTGGATTTCTGCGCTCTCTTGCGACTCAACCTTGGTCAAGCCAAACAACTCAGCGTTTTCTTCCAGCCACGCATCCACACCTTCCGCCGTAACTACGTCGTCAGGAATGAACTTGGCAATACCCAGGGGTACGCCCGATTCAGTCAGAACGCCCTCGATAACTGATTGGCGACCAGCCGACTCAATTTCGCCGAGCTTTGCTTCCAGATCCTTGACTTGCTTATCTTTCGCTTTCAAGGCTTTCCGCAATTCCTTGACCAGAGAACCGTCGTCCTCGCCGTCGTAGAAATCGTCACCTGTCATCACTTCGGACATATTTTTTTTCTCCCTTATCCCTTGAATGGATCGCAACCCACAATGCGCTATGGGGAGAACGCATTGGCTGTCACTACCGGACTCATGCGCGCCAGGGGCCGGTCGGTCCTGGTCGGAGTGGAGAGCGCGGGAATCGAACCCGCGTACCCGAGCGTTCCCCCGTGGGGCTTTCGCTCGGGGCTATCCAAATGCTCCCCGAATTATCTCCTCCCACATAAGCGTCGTCTGATAGACGGACTGCCAGCTCGGGAGGAGATGAATCATGTTGTCCACGAATCGAACGTGGATGGACTAGGCGTGTCCTTTAGGTCGCTGCTTGAAGTTCACAGGAGGACGCTTGCTGTCCGTGCTTGTCTCGCCGATATCAAGCGCGCCTTGCAACTTGTCCTTCAAGGACGATCGCCGAGCGGCTGCGACGGCGGCGCGAGCGACCATCGCTCCGGCAACACCAGACTCCTTGGTTCGACCAGGCTTGCTGTACGCCCTGGCCTGCGGAGTCTTTTTTGCGTAGGCGCGCTTCTTGGCTGACTTGGTTTGGTTGGGTGGCTGACCCTTCTTCTTCTTTTTCTTCGCCGCCATTACTTCTTCTTCCGAGTCGTTTTCTTGGTCTGCTTATTCCAGAAGCCCTTTTCCAACTTTTTCAGGTTCTTTGCCTGCCTCTGGTTCTCAACTTTTGCGTGCCTATTGGTCCTGCGCTTTTGGTTCGGCGGCTCACCCTTCTTGCCACGGTTTCCGTCTGCCATCCGATTAGCCATGCCGTTCCAATCCGCTGCGGGTGGCCGCTCAACAGAGCGGCGCACCTTCACAGCAACTTGATTTCATTCCGCACGATGGGCACAGCCATCTATGCCAGGTTCCGTCGTACTGCTCTCCGCAGTTATCGCACTCGATCATGTTCGGCTTCCATCTTCCCGATCTCCCGTACAAAGATCGCGTCAATTTCTGCCATATCGTTCGGGCCGTAAGCGTTGTTACGCTGTTTGTCCCATTCCCGATATGCGTCACGAATTTTCCTTTTGAGAGTGTTTCGCTTCTTTATTTCTTTCCCCTCCTCCCGAGTGCTAGTTGTTGGTAGACAGGGAGGATGAGGTAATCCCACTCCTGCCTGAGAATCGTGCGCGCTCCCGCGACTGCAAGCCCTTTACCTTCTTCTTCGAGTCGGCGTTCAGATCCAACTGCGACTGGACGACCTCGCTATCGGTTAGCGTCGTATCTTCGATACCGGCCAGTCGGTTCGTCGCGTCTCGGACAATGGCCGCCTTTGTGAACTCCGGTTGGTACTGACCGACGTTGGCGTCGTTCGTGCCGGCGAACCCAGCAATTCCTTCGGCTGTCTCCAGGTCGATGTCCAACCCAGCGCGTCGCGCTCCGCCACCCAGCAGAGTCGCGTTGGCGATGGAGTTGATCTTGTCCTGGGTGCGAACCGGATCTAGGACGTACTCAGTCAGAGTCGCCATATCCAATCCGTAGTATTCCTTCATCGCGTCCAAAGTCTCTTGACTCGTATCGGCGACT